AACCATCATAGGTTGGGTTTCTCATATTTATTAAATTAAATTGTTCTTGAACCATAACATTTGGATGTTGACCAACTATTTTGGCATCAACATCAAACGGACTTTTTATTAAAAAAGTATTTTGATACAAGTTTTTAGCGCCAATACAAGCCTTGTATGATGCGCTACCAGTATTAGAACCAGACTCTTTATGAAATGTTTGCATTATTCTAACTGGTGGTTCTGTTATTAAGTTAGTTCTTTGAAGTCTATCAAGCGAACCGAAGTTCGCCCAATAGACCACAAGTTCATCTTTGTTGCTCATCTTGTCCCCTTATTTTTTTATATTCTGCTTGGCACCCATACCTGGGTTACTTCATCCCAGTCGTGCGGTTGTTTTGCATCAGCAGGAAATGGTACTGGTGGTTGCCAAGTATTGCTATCGGCATCATAAATCCAAGAAGGATAAGGTTTCATTGGTATAAACTTATCCCTTGCTTGACTGTAAATGTCACCAACCGATGCAAACTTTCCTCTAAAGTTTTTATTATAGGAAGTTTGAAGCCAGGTTCCATCTCCGTATAATGAGTGAAGAAACTCAATTCCTTTTGCTTCGGACTCATTTCCTTGTTCATCAAGGATAGTTTCATTGTTTACTACGACAACTCTTTTGACAATGTTGCCTTCATCTAGTTCTGCAAAGTGTGCCATTAGTAAGTTATACTCCCGCTGCTAGTGAATCTATAGATATAGTTTGCTCCAGACTGTGTTTGAGTCGGAGAGCCTGTTGTTGAAACAGCAGTTGTTGTGGCGCTAATAATAACAACTCCGCTGCCACCATTTCCAGCGTTAGAGGTATCCTCACGAGTTCCTCCACCACCGCCACCTGTGTTTGCACTACCAGCAGTTCCTGTAGAACTTCCAGCAGCGCCTCCGCCACCAGTACCACCTGTACCTTGGGCACCGCTTCCAGTACTTCCACCACCACCACCAGCATAGTTTGTTGATGTTCCAGTGATTGAAGATGCTGCACCTGCGCCGCCGTTACCACCACTTCCAGCACCATTGCTTCCAACGGCACCTTTGCCACCGCCACCGCCGCCGCCTTCGCCGCCGCCGTTACCGCTTCCACCGTTGTTTCCTTCTCCAGAAGTTCCAGTGCCAGCAGTTGTATTTTGGTATCCTGCACCACCACCGCCAGAGCCGCCGTTCTTACCATTTGTTCCTTGGTAAGAGCCGCCTCCTCCGCCTGCTGTACAGGAAATTGTGGTAAATCCACTACCAGATATTGATGATGTATTTCCATTGTTTCCAGATGCTGGAGTTCCGCCAGATGCACTACCACCAGCGCCACCACTACCTACTGTAATTGTATGTGAAACTCCCTTAGAGAGTGAGGCAGTTCCAGTTTTCATACCACCTGCACCACCACCACCGCCAACACGGGCACCTCCACCACCGCCACCAGCCACTATCAAATAATCTGCAGAAACTGTAGCGCTAGGTGCTATTGATGTAGATGCACTTGATTCTAAAGAATCACCATTTGCATTAGTTGCTTTAACTGTAAAGGTGTATGAAGTTCCTGAAGTTAATCCTGAAACAGTAATTGGAGATGTGCTTCCAGTGCCAGTAAAACTGCCTGGAGTAGATGTTGCTGTATAACCAGTAATAGTTTTACCACCAGTTGCATTTGCAGTAAATGCAACAGTTACAGAAGTTCCAGTACCAGTATTTGTAAGTGCTCCTATAGTTGGAGCCTGGGGCACGGTAGTTGCTGTTACTGATGCCGAAGCGGTACTTGCTACAGATGTTCCAAATATATTTCTTCCTGTAGCGGTAAATGTGTATCCAGTATTACTTGCAAGACCAGATACGGTAATTGTTGTACTGCTTGTAGTTGCTGTAAATGAACCAGGGGATGATGTTGCTGTGTACTGTACTGGTTGTCCTCCAGCAGTTCCAGGGGCAACAACTACAGTCATAGCGCCGTTATCGTATGCTCTACCAGTTCCAACATCTGTTACTGAAGTAATTGTTGGTGTATCTGATGGAGCGTTAATTGGTGCCCATACATTGTTAATTGTGTAAATTTCAAAATAACCATTAGTGCCATTGTAATAAACATCACCAGCAGTAGGGCTAGATGGGCGCTGAGCAGTTGTACCATCTGGCACTCCACTAGAAGGAACGGGTAATTGTGAAATAGCCATACTATGCTACCTCCACTCCGCTAATGTGGATGTCTACTGCGGTAGTAGATGCTCCACCAGTAATGGTTTGAGATGCAGGAAGTACCTGCTTCATATCAATTACAGTTACGCTATTTGCTGCAACGGAAACCGCTGTAGCGATTGGCACTGAATTAAGTGCTAGCGTAAATGTTGATGCTGTTGCTGCACTATTTTCAATGACAATGTTTGTCACGATAGCCGTGCTGCCAGCAGGTGTTGTATACAGGGTTGTCCCCGTACTTGTTGTTGCTGCTCCTCTAAAGAGGACTTTTGAGATTACAGGCATTTGTCGCTGTATCCTTTCCTAGTATCTTTCCATCACTGCGTTGATGGCAATTTCGTCTGTATAAGATGTTGCAATGCTTAGAGTTACATCGCCCGATGAACCCCCACCGCTTAAGCCTGAGCCAGCGGTAACTGAAGTTATATCTCCAGGGTTAGCAGCAACCCACTCCAAACCAGTTGATGTTGCACTGTTGACTGTAAGGATATATCCATTGGTTGAAGCAACTGTTAATGCTGCAGGGGTAGATGCTCCAGTTGCTGAAACAAGTGCACCTTTACCTGTCCATAGTGCCTTATCTACGAAGTTAGATGTATCTGGCGCTACATTACCCCAGGAAGTTCCGCTATAAACTTTCATAGCATTTGTTACAGAGTTAAAGTACAACGCTCCAGTTAACAATGGGTTTCCATCATTATCTACAGTTGGGTCAGATGTCTTGCTTCCAAGGTATCTATCGTCAAACTGGTCATAAGATGCAGCAGCACTGTTAGCAGAAGTAAGAGCAGATGATGCACTTGTTGCTGCAGCAGTCGCACTATTAGATGCGCTAGTTGCACTTGTAACAGCAGCATCAGCAGATGCGCTTGCCGAAGTTGCTGATGTGGCAGCAGCAGTTGCAGAGTTTGCTGCGCTTGTTGCGCTAGTTGCTGCTGCGGTTGCTGAATTTGCTGCGCTTGTAGCAGATGTTGCTGCACTGGTTGCAGAAGTTGCAGCAGCAGAAGCAGAGGCTGCAGCAGCACTTGTTGAAGCAGCAGCACTTGCTGCGCTTGTCGCAGCAGCCGATGCACTAGCAGCAGCAGAAGTAGCAGAAGTTGCTGCAGCACTTGCGCTATTGGCTGCATTAGTTGCATAGGTTGCAATGGTTGCTACAGATGCAGCAGCAGTAGTTGCAGATGCAGCAGCGCTTGTGGCTGATGTTGCTGCAGCAGTGGCGCTCGCAGCAGCGCTTGTAGCGCTTGTAGCAGCAGCCGTGGCTGAGGCAGCAGCAGAGGTTGCTGAGGTAGCAGCAGCCGATGCGCTTGTTGCTGAAGCAGTAGCACTATTGGCAGATGCTGTTGCGCTATTGGCTGCAGATGTAGCAGAGGTGGCAGCAGATGTAGCGCTAGTAGCAGCGCTCGCAGCAGAAGTTTGAGCGCTTGTCAGTGGACCAAAGAAAGCATCAACATAAGATACTGGTGCTGCTGATGAAGGTGCTAATCCAGCACTGGATAGACCAGTAATAGTTGGCGAGCCAGAGATGGTTGGGCTTACGAAAGTAGCAGCAGAGGCTGTAAAAGAACCAGTTAAAGTGCTTGATACAATCGTAGATGAAGTAACTGTTGAACTTGTTACTGTGGCTGATGTAAATGTACCGCCAGTAAATGTTGCGTTAGTTGCAGTAAATGCTCCAGTTACAGTACCGCTTGAGTAAACTTTATTGGTAAGGGTTTGAGCCTTGGTTGTACCAACTACTACGCCATCGCCAGTAGCAATACCATGAACATGGGTTTGATTAGCCAGGTCAAGAATTGCTTGGTCAATGTCATAACCACGGGCAGCAATGTGTGTTTGTTCTTCACGAAACTCACGACCAGATACACCATGGCGAACCACTGCACCAGCAGAGTGGGCTACAGCCTGAGTATTGTCGGAGCCACGAGTTACTGTAAGGGTTGTGCTTGTACCGCTTGTTACTGTTAAGACTTCTTCTTTAGAGGTATCTGGGTCAACAATAAGCGTGTATGGAAATGATGTCGGGAATCCGCTAATGGATGCGACAATAAATGATGTGTATGACTGTCCCTGTGATTGTGAGGGAATAGATGCCTGGAGCGAGGTTTCTACTGCGGTTGAGGAGTAGTACCGCGCTGGTGAGCCTGGGTCGCCTGCTGCCATTTTCTACCTTATCTTTGATAGTGCGAACGGATTGGATGTTGACGGCGTTGGTTATTCGCCACTTCGTTTAAACGCTGTGTGTAAATGTTGTACAAGAATCTGGCAGCGTTTTGTCCAGAACCTGTTGGGCGCACGCCATCAAGCATGTCTGCTGCTGCAGACTGAGGACCAAGGCGTGATGGGTCCAAGAACGAAATCATGCGGAAGGCTGCGCCATAGATGGCAACATCTTCCGAATATGATGGGAAGCCTGTGACTGTTTCATAACTATCACTGTCATTAACAAGTAGCGTTGGGCGTTTGCTGTATGACACATGCACTGTTTGTCCAGGCACAATCTCTGAATAAATAGATAGGCTCTTTGTGGTAGCAAAGGCATCTGAATCTGCAACTCTGTCTAATTGCCATGCACGAGCAGGGAACCACTCTTTGGATGGACCTACTGTTGAATAAGTTACAGATAGGACATTTTGGACAGCAGCAGGGATTTGGTATGAATACTGTGCTGCTACATAATCAAAGTCGTATGTTCCTACAGCAAAGATACTTGGGTACATAGCATCAATGGTGTTGTTAATAGCGTTTTTAATTTCATTGCGTGGGAACAATGGAGCCATCGTTACCTTAGCATTACTTGAGTGAGCAGCAGCAGTTGTACCGCGCTGCGCCCTGCCCCAAGGGGCAAGGGTTAAAGTGTTGGCTACATTGTCAGTAGTGTTAACGAATACAATTTCATCGTCAATTTGTACATAACCACGACCAATAACTGAAGCATCATAAACACTCAGAGTTGTTGCTGTACTGGTAGCGTTAGTAACTAACCATGTGGCAGACTCTGTATTCTCTGTGTAGCCATGCAATACCGCTTCAACGCGGTCTGCTAATTGTCCAAAGGTACTCATAGGTTAATGCTCCTTAATGCAACCACGGCTGATAGTCCAGATGTGCCAGCAAGTTCATTGCAGATGGCGTTTAAACCCTTGTAGTTGTTTGGCTGGCGTGTAGAACTAGCCTTGTAATTAAGGGCAGCAATAAGTCCTAAGCCATTTGTCCCAGCCCACGCATTAGCAGCACCCTGTGGTGCCTCATAGACTGTATAAACGGGGTATGTTCCGCCATTGGCTAGACGGTTAAGTTCGCCCGTAAGGGTACTTCCTGCTACTCCTGTTGCCATTACTTGCCTTTCTTCTTAGCCTTGCGAGCCACTGCTGCGTTATCTACTAGGTTCGGATACTTCCGACCCGCAGCCTTTGCACGAGCCTTGGCAGCAGCCTTCTGTGCAGAAGTAAGTTTTGTAGATGTCTTTTTTGGATTCTTCTTGTCCCAAAATGCTTTACCTTTCACCACTTCACCTTGTCTGCCCAATACGCTGCACTCATTTTGCCCTTAGCAATGTTCTTTGCGTGGCGTGCTTTAAATGATTTTTGGCGTTTTGTAGGCTGTCTATCGCCTGTTACACCTTGTTGACCAAAACGGATGGTCTTTACTTGGCTGCCTTCTTTTGCTACCACCACATGTGATTTAGATGGATGGCTTGGTGTGCGCTTTGGTTTATTAAAACCAGATACGCCAGCCCGCGCTAGGCGCGGGTCGCGCTTACTTCTTTTTTCCGCCACGCTTGGCAGCCTTCTTTGATTTGCCTGCTACAGATAAAGCAATAGCAACTGCTTGTTTGCGATTCTTGACAACTGGAGCCTTTTTAGGACCCTTTGGGTCACGACCTGAGTGGAGTGTTCCACGCTTGTACTCGCCCATTATCTTTTCAACTTTAGTTTTCTTAGGCATTACTTGCCCTTCTTCTTAGTCATCCCACGGACCTTCTTCAGGTTCGGGTTTGCCTTGACTGCTTTCGCAGATGCTTTGCGAGCGCCAGCAGCGAGAATCGCTCCAGCCCGCTCCATCCCAACACCCTGCTTTTTCGCAATCTGTTTCTGTGCCGCTTTGAATCCCATGCCTTTTTTTGCTGTTGCTTTTTTCTTCATTAGTCATTGTCCTCTGAGTCGTTGTATTCATCCATTTTGCTCATTGGGGTTTCGCCAATACGGATAATCGGCTTGTTGTAAATGGCTACATTAGGAGCCTTTGGTAGTTCTGTAGGGGTTCTGCCACCAACACCATAAGGTGTGACAGTTCCGAAGCAGTTGCACTCAACGCACATTATTCTTCATCCTCATCTTCGTAGATGTCCTCATCTTCTATAGTGGGAGAGGGCAGTCCCCACAGTGGTTCTGGAACAATAGGCTCAATCATCATCTTCCTCATCCAGTAACCGCTTAATCTCATCCTCAGAAGGTGCTTTGTATGACACCCAACTTGGATAAGAACCTTTATCCATGAC